CGAAGAATTGGTACAAGCCTTATGTGATTCTATTGCTACAGGAATGTATGTAAATTTAGCGTGTCAATCTGTTGGTATAAGTACTTCAGCTTTATCTGAATGGAAAATTAAAGGACAAAAAGGAATACACCCTTACGATAAAGTTTGGAAAAGAATACAAGTTGCAGAAGCTAAAGCTATTGAACGCAGAATTAAAAGAATAGAACAAGCAGGAGAGAGTGGCTCTTGGCAGGCAGACGCTTGGTATTTAGAGAGAAGATACCCACATCTTTTTGGTAAGAGAGATACTGTTGCTATTGAAAATCAAGATAATTCTAAAGTTAGACTTCGTTGGGCAGACGGTAGTTTATTAGAACAACCTGAAGAAGAATATGTAGAAGGCGAAATTATAGAGCCTAAAATGTTAGAAGATGAAAATGAGTGAAGAAGAAATAAATAATCAATTCGCAGACATTGTTGAACAATTAGATATGCGTGATATTGAAGAACAAGTTTTTGAAGAAGAATTTATAGAAATAGAAGATGTACCAACAATAGTCTTTATGCCTATATTTACAGATTTTGGTATGTTTTATAATTCTGTGCCAATATCAACAGAACAATTAGAAACATTCTTCATTTGGCTTAAATCACAGGAGTAAGTATGCAATCATCATTAGACGCTGATTATAAATCAGGTCTTGAAATTCAATTACCACCTTTACATTCTGCACAAATGGAAGTTGTAAAGAATATGAAAAGATTTACAGTTTTATCAGCAGGAAGGCGTTGGGGAAAAACTAAATTAGGTGTTTGGCTTTGCCTTAAATATGCTTGGGAAGGTAAAAGAGCTTGGTGGATTGCACCTTCTTACTCAATGACTAACGAAGCGTGGGCAGATTTAAGAAGTATTGGCATTGAATATGGAGTAAGAGTTAAAGAAGCTGAGAGAACGATAATTACAACTACAGGTGGCTCAGTTCAAGTTAGGTCAGCAGATGACCCAATGAAATTAAGAGGTGCAGGATTAGACTTTGTTGTTTTAGACGAGTGTGCCTTTATGAAGCCACAAACTTGGGCAGAAGTCATTAGACCTGCATTAACAGAGAGAAAAGGTAGTGCTTTATTCATCAGCACACCAAAAGGTTATAACTTTTTTGAGAAATTGTATTCTGAAGCAAATATGTTTGAAGATTGGGCTAGATTTACTTATCCTACATACACAAACCCAATCATAGACCCTGCTGAATTAGAATCAGCAAAATTAGAAATAGGAAGTTTTTTATACGCACAAGAATACGAAGCTCAATTCATTGAAGCCACAGGTGGATTATTTAAAGCAGATTGGTTTGAGCATTACTCCATTGAAGAACGAATAAGTATTGATAAGGAGAGTAAAAATGAATATATGGAAGTTTATTACAAGTATAAAGACAAAGAATGCAAATTGGAAGATTGCAGACGATTTGCTACTGTGGACTTGGCTACAAGTACGAAGCAAAGTGCTGACTTTACGGTCATCACATCAGTTGCTATCACACCTGAAGGTAAGATTCTCATATTGGACATTGACCGAAGAAGATTGGAAGCACCTGATTTATTGCCACTACTACGAAGAAAAGTGGAACAATTTGATTTGGCGTATGTTGGAATTGAGAGAGCAGGTTATCAGTTGGCGTTTATTCAAATGGCTAAAAGAGAAGGGCTAATTGTTAAACCATTAAAAGCTGATAGAGATAAGGTTAGCCGAGCTTATCCATTAATTGCTCGTATGGAGTCAGGCGATATATTCTTCCCAAAGAACTCAGCTTGGTTTGGAGATGTACAAACTGAACTCTTGAGATTCCCTGAAGCAGAACACGACGATATAGTGGACAGTTTGGCTTATGCAGTAATAGAATCAAAAGTGCGAAAAAGTATAAAAGTTATTTAATATAATGTAAGATTAGAAGCAGAGTGTAGTAATGCCGATAAGGGTTGCGTCCATTACTGCACAACGCTTCTATAAGGAGATAAATTGGCAGAGAGAAGAAGTTTCAGAGAACTAGTCTTTGGACAAACAGAACAAAAAAGAAGTACAGGATTTAACTTTTTTAGACAAGGTGTTGATATGAATAACTCAGCATTCATTCAAGGCTATCAAACATCAGCAGGAGAATTTAATGTACAAGGATTGGGTAATGGTGCTTCTAACTCAGCAGTTGTTTCTTGTTTACAAGTTTTAGGAACTGCATTCGGCGAAGCTAAATTAAAAGTTTATCAAACAAATGAAGTTGGAGAATTAGAAGTATTCCCTAATCATCAACTTACAATGTTATTCCAAAGACCAAATCCTTATATGTCAGGAGATGTAGTTCAAAACTATTTAGTACAATCAATGCACATCTCAGGAGACGCATACTTGCTAAAACAAAAGAATGAAGCAGGACAGTTAGTAGCTTTATATCCATTAATGCCTGAGAATGTAGTTCCAAAAGGTAGTGAAGAAACTTTAATTGAATACTATGAATATCAAGTTAAGAATCAAAAGATTAACTTAGATAGAGATATGATTGCTCATTTTAGAATGGGATTAGACCCAAGTAACCATAGACAAGGTTTCTCGCCTGTAAAAACATTACTAAGAGAGATTTATGGAGATGAGAGTGCAGGACAAATGGCTACATCAATTCTCGCTAATATGGGAGTTCCTAGTTACTTAATAACACCTAAAGATGAATATGGTTTAACAGAAGAAGAAGGCGAATCAATCTCTAAAGCATTCCAAAGAAGAACAGGTGGTAAGAATCGTGGTAAGCCTTTAGTTTTATCAGGTGGAGTTAATATTGAAAAGTTATCCTTTAGTCCTAAAGACTTAGAGATTGGAGACTTAAGAGAATCATTTGAATCTCGTGTATCTTCTGTTCTTGGTATTCCTTCAATAATCGCAGGTCTCGAAGTGGGCTTGAAATATGCGACATACTCAAACGCTAAAACCTTGCGAGAGTTCTTTACAGAACAGAAATTAATTCCTTTATGGGATATGGTTGCACAAGAGATAACACATCAGATACTTAAAGTAGATTACTCAAACTCATCTAACTTAGAAGCTAGATATGACTATACAGATGTAAGAGCTTTGCAAACAGATACTAATGAGATTTATGAGAGAATGAACTTAGGTGTTCAAGGTGGTTGGGTTACTGTAGCTGAAGCTAGACAAAGCGTTGGATTACCTACTACACCTGAGCAAGATGTTTATTTACTTCCTTCTGAGAAGATAACTGTACCTGCGAATATGCTTAGAGAGTATCTACCAAATCCAATAGAACAAGAAGAACAATCAGATATAGTACCTAACGCAATAAGCCAAGCAGGAAGAAGTAATGCTGAGTTTAAGATAGTAAGAGAGATAGACGGAGAGTACTGCGTTATAACTGAAGAAACAGGTAGAAATATGGGTTGCTATCCTACAAGAGAATTAGCCGAAATACGACTAAGACAGATAGAGAGATTTAAAGATACAAGTAAAGTTTTGGTCGCAGAAGATACTTATAGTACTTTAGAAGAAGCAGAGAATAGAGCTAAAGAACTAGGTTGTGAAGGAACACATACAATAGACGAGAATGGTAATACTTTATATATGCCTTGTTCTACACACGAAGTGTATATGGAAGTAATTGATAACAATGAAACCTATGACGCAGAACAATAAATCCTTCGCAATAAATACTTCCCTAATAGCAAATACAGTAGATAAGAATATAGAGAGTAGTAAGAGTAATAGTAATCCTTCTTCTGTTTCAGATACAAGACAGTTTAAGTTCAATACAGAGATAGATTTAGATACTCTTGATTTAGGTTGGAATGTGGACACAGGCATAAGTGGAAACGATAAAAAAGGAATCTACGATGACTTGGATTTCTCGATACCTAAAGGAGTTAAGGCACAAGCCGAACAAGGACTAAGACTAAGACAAGAGTTTGGTCGTGGTGGAACATCAGTTGGTTTGGCTACTGCTCGGTATCTCGTGGAGAATACAAAGGCTAGTCCTGAGAAGGTACGACACATAGCTAAGTACTTCCCAAGACACGAAGTAGATTTACAAACACAGGACGCTAGAGATTACTTCGCAGGAAGAACTGATAGAGCTACTAATGGCATTATTGCTTGGAAGCTATGGGGTGGCAACGCAGGACAAAGGTGGAGTTCTAAACTAGTAAGAGCTATGGACAAGAGAGATGAAGTAGGTAAGTCAGCTTCAGAACTAGTGCGTAGGCATAAGCTAAGAGAACAAGCAGACACAGAGTACAGAACAAATCGTCTCAGCGATACAGAAGTCAAAGAAGGTATCTATCGGAACTATACGGCTATGCTTCGTAATTGGGAGTTGTGGTACACGGATTACTTCTTCGGTTTGTTGCGTGAGCAACATAAAAAAATCACGAAAAGTATGAGTAGGGGGAGAGACAACCCTGCGTACAAAAATTTTGTTTTGAATGGTCAATCTCCGATTTTAGATAAGATAATTGATGATACTACAAACGAATGGAAACTCGACACATACGATATTTACTTATCTGAAATCTATGACTTTGAGTTATTTCAATTTGGTATTCTCTTACCTGCTTCCCTTAAAGGATATTCAGAAGTAGAAGATACAGATTTATATACATACAAAGCTAGAAGGAAGAATAGAAACCAAGTTGTTAATGAAGGCTTCTATCCAATCCGTCAGCGTGGTGGAGATATTATTCCAAGTGCTACTTCTCCTGTTCCAAGAACTAGATACAATCGTGAAGCAGTAGCCTTTGTCAATCAAAGGTTAGATTCTGTTATGCCTGAGTTAGCTAAAACTACTAAAGCTAATTTGAATAGAGCAATCAGACGAGCCATTGATGAAGGAACTCAATTAGGTTTATATGGAGATAATCTTTATGATTACATTACAGGACAAGTAGAGAATGTCTTACCAAAGAAGTTCTTAGGTAGAGCTTCTACTATTGCTAGAACTGAAGGTGGTGCTTTGTCTCAGTTTGGACAATATGACGCAGTTGAGAAATCAGGACTCATTACTGTCAAAGAATGGCAGACAACATTCCAAAAGTCAAGAGACACGCACATTACTGCTGACGGACAAGTAGTAGGACAAAACGATTACTTTACTGTTGGTGGAGAACGAGCTTTATATCC